TTGCTGAAATAAGTTTTTCGTGTTCCGCTTCAAGCTCTGTCAGCTTGCCGTCAATGTCACCAAGCTCCTCGCCGTCAGCAAGTTTAAAAATTTTTCTTAAAGCAGTTTCATAAGTACTTAGCTTTTCTGCATTTTGGTCAACCTGTGTCTGCTTTGGTGGTTCTGCCGTCTGTGGTTCTGCTTTTGCTTTGGTTTCTATTGAAGCATTTGTGTTTGTTTCACTCATAGTAAAAATTCCTTTCATTAAAAAATTTGCAATATAAAAAAGCGTCCTGCACCGTAAAAGTGCAGGTACGCTTATTGCCTGTGTTATATATGCGTTTAAATTCGTTTATAAGCCGTTTAAGAGCGTTTAGAAATTGTTAGACTGATAATTTTACATCTAATAATTAAATGCGATTTAGGGCGTTTATGAGGGAGTTTTAATATTCAACACCATTAAGAATAATATTTGCTGTAGTCGCATTCATTCTGTCAGGATCATATTCTCCGTCTAATTCAAGTTCGTTAAATTCTTCTTGCGTATAAGGTTCTGCTTTTTCAAGATAGCGTTTATATATTTCAATCTTTTCAGGTGGTAATTGGGAACTGTAAGTATTTAACTCCATAATTTTCAACCTCCTTTAAAATATTAAGAGAAAATTGTTTGATTATATTTTTTAAAGCTACAGTTTCTTCTGGATTCAAATCACTAATAAATGTCTTGCTCTTAAGAATTTCATTGTAAGTATTTCCTTTGAATATTGGAATTTCTTTTTCAGAAGATAAATGATCAAAAAAACCTATTATATCACACTTATCAGACTTCTTTAAAATGTAAATAGAGCCTTTACTTCCAACAACTGTAAGCATTCTCATATTGTTTCTTCTTATAAAACCTTCAATATCGGATATACTAAAGGTCTCATCACTACCATGATTATGTATTCCAATATAAGGTTCGCTCGGATTATCAATTCCGACACGACCTACATTATGCTCTGTTCTTGTTTTACCAATTTGCTTCATATCCATATCATATACAGCTGACATTTCTACGCCAAGTTTCTCTGTCTTAGCTTTTTGTAACAACTGTTTATGTGCTTCTTGAAGTAAATAATTTTGTTCATCTGTAAAGCCATCAACTTTTACAAGTGGAACAGAATTTATAGCTTTATCGGTAATTGTATAATAATTACTGTTACTATCATTTATTATACCACTTTCCTGCTCCTTTGCAATACCAATTACAGTACGGTAATCTTTCAAAAGCTCTTTATAACGCTCTGATTTTGCAGATTTCATCTTAACAAAAGCAGCAAATGTTTTTGGTGCGTCATTTGGCAAAGCAGCCTTGATTTTCTCATACTGCTTGCGACTTTCGTTCCGATTCCGCTTTACGGCTTGTTCTTGAGCATATGCCTTGCGTTCCTTGTCCGACCGCATATCTTCAAAAGGCTGCATACTTTTTCGGGAAAATTCCTCCATTTCAGCAGCAGTATAAGCTCCTGCTGGCAATACCGACAGACGGTGACGGCAGTTTGGGTGTATAGTACTGTAACCACTTATCAAAGCTGTATCATAAAGATAGGGAAAATGCAATGCTTGACCTTTAGAGCCTTTGTATTTGCCATTGGCAGCTTCTTTCGTGAGGGCATAAACTCTGCCCTGATACATTGAACAGACTTCACAGGTAGGACTGTGTTCCGTAAATCTTACAAGGTCATAGCCCCAACCTTGTCCTTGTATAACTTTAGCCTTATTTTGAGTTTCTGCAGTAGTTGAGCGTGCAACAGTTTCAGCATATTTTTCAATCGGCATTTTTGTGCCGTTGGTATATTCGACTGCGGTCAGATTTTGCTGTTCAAGCTTCTTTTCCAGATTCTTCTGCATTTCTCGAATTGTCTGACCTGTTGTGAGCTTCTCTGCTGTCGCTTCAATGCCAGCTTCTCTGACTGCGTCCTGCATTCTTCGACCAACAATGTTAATCGACTTATTCAAGTCAATATTAGCATTTTGAGTAATAAGTTCAATCTGACTTGTGTTAAGTCCGCTGAACATATTAAACAATCTTGGTGCGGTATTGTCTTTTAGTAAGTCATCAATTAAGCTTTGCAAGCCTGTTTTGTAGTTTTCTTTGATGAGCTGTTCAACAAGTGCTTTTGATGATTTTTTCAGCTTTTTAAGCTCCTTTTGAACTTGCCTTAAAAGTGACCTTTCATAAGCTGCTGCCGAACCATAAGCTTGTTTTCGCTGGATTATTTCAACAAGCTTTTTCTGTGCTTTCTGATATGTTTCAATCAGTTTTTTCTGTGTACTCATCAGATACCCTCGATAGGTTCAAGAACGGGTTCTTCCGTTCCTGCCGTTGTATCAATATCGTCCGAGCGTATCATAGCAAGCTCCGCATCGGTATCAGTTGCGGACATATCATCAAGCCTTTGAATCGCTGTATACTGCGATAATGTAGCCTTTCCGCCTGTACGAACTGACATAATTTCAGCGTTTTCCGCTGGGTCGGCAGGTAAGCCGTCATGCCATGTAATAGTGATTTCTTCGGGTGCTATTTTTGTTCCAAGAATTTCAGCACTTGCAGATATAATTTTCTTTAAAATCGGGTCAAAGCGATTCGCAATCCTACGAGCTTTGGCAAGTGGTGACATCATCAATCGTCTTAAAGCCGAACCGCTTGGAACATCACCTGCCTTATTCGTCAAATCTCCGAATACAGCAGAACCCATTTCTGAAATTGTATAAAGCTGATTTGTGAGAAGCTCAATCTGCTTGAAATTTGCGTCCATACTTGCGTCCCAGACAAGATATTCTGGCTTTACTGTATCACTATCACAAGGGAAATAATCTCCAACCTTTAAACGCCAAGTGCCTGTTGCTTCGTCCATTTCAAGTGCCGACTGAGGACCCGTCATACTTGGACTTGCAAATTTATCAAGTACCTTGCTTATTTGCGATACTCTGACAATGATTTCAGCAACAATACTGTCAATCGGCTCATAATCATCATGACCATATATATTGTCACTGGTAAGCAGATTTGATATACGGTAAACAGGGCAGGTATGCATTGAGGTTTCAAGGCTAAGTTCCTGTTTTTGGGTGATTTCCTTGCCAATTTTAAAGCTGCCTGGTTTGCCATTAAGTTCATAATTATGAGCTTCGCATTGTTCAGGCTCATCTGGTTTATGTATCTGTACCTTTAGCCCATATTGCTTTTTTGCTGTATCAATAAGATACACCCATGCAAATACATGATATTCAAACTTTCTTATATTATCTTGATTGACAACAGGAAACCACATTGCAGGGCTTATGACATCAATGCTTGGCAAACCTTTATCGTTGCATGATAAAAGCATAATAGCATCGCCATAGCGTGATACATCAATGCAACTAATATACGCACAACCGAATAAATCCGTATCGAGTAAAATTTTGTCAATAATTTTTTGCTTATTGTCGTCAGCCACTGTTATTTTAGGAGGTTCACCGAAAACAAGGTCAGCGGTTTTTACACTCAGCAGTCTTTGATAGTTAAACACAGTTCCATATGATACAACTCTGTCGAAATTGCCGACTACTCTTTCAATTCTGCGAAACTGCTCCTTGTAGACTTCTGCGTGGTCATTTTCAAACAATTTTCTGTGGTCAAGATATGTTTCCAACCGATACTTTTCACTTTCTGGCGGAAACGCCTTGCCACGCTCTAAAAATGATAAATCTGTAAGCATATTCCCTCCTGAGTTTTACAACGCCTGGCAAGCCGTACTTTGCAAGTACGGTCGAACAAAAATAGCGTATATCGTCCATTGCGTGGTCATGCTCTTTCAAAGGCTTGTCTTCACCTGTTTTTTGTGAGTGCTGAGTATCCCAGACATAGCTTGCAAACTCCGCAAATGTATTTGTACAGCAGTCATTAAACATAATTAAGCCCTGCTGTATGCAAGTGGCAGTTAATCGTATGCCATCAAGTACAGCATTATTGGCTTTATGGACAGTATATCTGCCATGCTTGCGTATAACAGTGATAAAGCTTGCCGCCGACGGGTCAACGATTATAGCCGTTATTGGCAGTCTGTCAATCAGCTTAACAAGCTCGTTATAGTATTCTTCATCTGTTTTCTGTGCCTTTTTATTTCTTCCGTCATAATAATACTCTCTGATTCTGTACCAGATGTTTCCAGACTTACCCCATAATCCAGCTGAAAACGGATTAAGTGTACCGTAGTCAATACTGACATAGTATTGTGAATAATAACGATTTTCAGTTTGAACAACACATTTTTCCTTGTTGAACATTGGATAAATCAATCCGTCAGCAGATACCCAGCGACCGAGTATATAGCGTTCAAAAAAGTTGCCTGTATACAAGCTGTAATATCGACTTTTGACTTCTTCGGAAAGAGTCAGGTTATCGTCCATAGTAAAATGCAGATATAAGGCTTTTTTATCGTCTGCTTTCTGAATCCATTCCTGATAGAACCAGTGATAAGGATTGTCAGGGTTGCAGTTGAACCAAAAGCGTGAGCCTGTTACAGAACAACGACCTAAAGCCTGTTCAACAAACGAGCGGGGCATAAGAGCAACCTCATCAAGCATAACACCTGCAAGTGTAATACCTTGAATCAAGTCCTGACTTGATTCGTCCTTACCTCCAAAAAGGTAAAAATAATTACAGCGTTCACCCTTTTGAATAACAATAAGGTTTTCCGAGCGTTCGTCCTGAATTACATATCGCTTTCGTATCATATCCAAAAGTGGTTTTATGACATTTCTGCGGCACGAACCAACTGTTTTACCACAAACAGCAAAGTTACAGCCGTCAAAGTTTGTCATAGCCCATAAAACGAACGAAAGCGACATACTCATTGTTTTACCCGAACGGATAGAACCATCAGCTATTACAGCATTATACTTTTTACTTATTGCTTCATTAGCCCACCAAGTCATAACTTTGGCTTGCTTATCACTGAAAGCTTTAATTTTCATCAGCGAATACCTCCTTACCACGAGCAAGGAGTGCAGCCGTTAGACCATCATCTTCGGTTTCAGATGATGTTGGCTTAAAGCTGTCGAGATATAGCCTTATGGCATTTGTATCTCCAACACGGCATTTTTCAATAAGTGCTTTTCTGATTTCTGTAATTTCACTTGTCTGATATTTTTCGATTAGCCCTTGCAGTTTTTTGTGAAAATCCTTGCGTTTAAGCATATCAAGTGAGCGTTCAAGGCTCTGCAAATCTGCAACAATGTCGTAATCTTGTTTATTATCAACTGATTCCAATAGCTTACTGACCTTATCTATATTCGACATTTAATCACTCCTTAAACATAGTTTAAATAACAGAAACGGCTGACATACTGCAAGACATAGCCTTGCCCCCCGCCACCCGGTGCTCTCCCCGTTTCCCCCCCAGATCGCTCGG